TACACGACTTATCGCCCTTCGGGGCGCGAGTTGGTCGAACGCATTCGGGACTTCCTTCCATAATTCCAGCTCTTCACAGGGCGAGGATACGATCGGGAGAGACTTGGGTTATACGATTCTGGGCGACTCTATTCGGCTTATACCGAGTCTTGGAGTTTCCTGGAAAAGTTAAACTTGGGTCTATTACCGATCCATGCCTTATGGACCTCTCTTTATTATACGAATTTAGTCAATTCGTACTACTTCATTTTACCAAGGTACTGCGATCGAACTTTCATGTAGAAGGTTCTGTTACAGATGCCCTCTGGTCCGATGAAGGTGAGGGTCCTCTGGAGTTTATGAAAGGACTCCGAGCCAAACCCTTCCTGATCTCGAAGTCTGGGCCTTCGCTTCAACCTGGGAATATTCCGACGAATGGTCAGAGTACTTCCCCGGCTTCGATCTTGGCTTCAGCATTCACTTGGCTACACAGCCCTCTCTTCCCAATTTTAACTAATTGGTGTAAGATGACTGGTAACATTTGGGTGCTGAACCGAATCGAGGCCTGGGCCAAGGAGTTGTGGGTCTGGGAGGATACTCATCCTCTCAGCCCGGGAGGACATTCGTGTCCTTTCACAGCAACTAATTGGCTAGGAAAGCTAGGGTTCAAACCAGAGCCTGCAGGTAAGGTTCGGGTGTTCGCGATGGTCGACCCATGGACACAGTGGCTGATGGATGCCCTTCATCGGGCAATCTTTAAGCTACTGGAGCAGATTCCACAAGATGGGACCTTCGATCAGATGCGTCCGATCGGAAGATTGATGGAGTATCAGGATACTAACCGCTTAACAAACGGTAAGAAACCTGAGCTCTATTCTTTCGACCTTTCGTCTGCTACTGATCGAATCCCGCTTACCTTGCAAAAGGTATTGCTGTCCCCCTTCTTAACAAGTTGGGGGGCGGAATTGTGGGGTTGCCTAATGGTTGGTCGCGAGTATAGTTGTCCTAAGACAATTACATTCGGAAAAGGGCAGCCTAAACAGCTGCTCTCTTCGACTGGTTTTGTGAAATACCAGACCGGACAACCAATGGGTGCTCTGTCATCATGGGCGATGTTAGCGCTCGTTCATCATGCGTTAGTTCAGTGGTCCGCTCTCCGAGCGGGCGTGATAACTATTGGTAAACAATGGTACGGGGGCTACGCCATCTTGGGAGATGACGTAGTTATAGCGGGCCGGGCGGTAGCTCTTGAGTACTCTAAGCTGATGAAAGCTTTAGATGTAGGAATAGGAGACCATAAGTCTCTGATTTCCCGTACTGGTAAAGCACTGGAATTTGCGAAGCGTACATTCCTTAACGGAGTGGACGTTTCTATGGTTCCTTTCGCTGAGTTCGTTATGGGCCGGCAATCTCTTGCTGGCTTACTCGAGCTCGTGCGAAAATACTCCCTAACTTTAGGACAGATGTTATCCGTCTTGGGTTATGGGTATAGAGCTAAGGCCAATGCATCAAAAAGACTTTTCGGAATGCCTAAGAGGCTTCGGAATTACTGCCTGACTTACTACGGTCCTTGTGGGCCGGCCTATGAGGGACTTAAGACGTGGTTACCGAGAAAATCGATAACTTCCGTCTATGGAACCTCAGAGGGTCGGGTTCCCGGTCTTGTAACCCAGTTCTTCGAGCAAGAGGTTCGCCTCATGCTTGAGGTCCTAGAGTCTTATCTTCCATTAATCACGGAAGCTAAGAGACTAGGAACGGTGTACAGAGATCGGGAACATTATGGAACTACCCCGAGGGGCGTCGACCGGAAAACAGCTCATGGAGGTGTCGAGACTCGAACCCCGTTCGAGGTTCTTGATTCCCTAAATGAAACTGTATACCGGAACGCCTTTCTGGACGTAGCCATAACCTATCGGGACCTCCGTACCAAATTAGAAGAACTCTCTCTTCCTTCTCTTGACTGGGAGGGATTAGAGGGCCTTTGGCTCACATTTCGAGAAATCGAAACTGAGTTGGGGGCGTTGCCACTTCCTAGGAACTTACAAACTCGAGTCGCGGAGGCTAAGCCTATGATGCGAGAGTCTAAAGTTCTGAAACGGTGGTACCGACACTCTAAGTTGTTTAGAGCCACTGTTGACCCAGCTGGGCCTTCTGCCTAGATAACCGGATGAACTCCGGTCCTTAGTATCTTGAGATCGGCCTTGAAGGGCCTTTCTAAGAATAGGAGCTGAAATAGGCCACCTACTCAGGAAGTCCTGATGTAAGATAACCAAGTCGCCCTAACGGGAAGAGACGCCGAATCGAAGTTCAGCAGAGTTCTTTATCTTAAGCTCGGCCCAGAAGGAGTGGATTCATTACCCACTCTGATGTAGGATAACCAAATCGCCTTTTTAACGAAAGGAAGAGATGCCGAATCGGTTCCTCGAACCGAATAAACCTCTGCTGTCCATATCGAATACTAACGATCCTATCGTGAGCCCGGCTCTGAAGCTTTGCCTTAGAACAGGAACTGTAATAGGTCACCTACTAATCAAAGTGAAGTAGAATACCCAAGTCGCCAAGCCTTAATAACGTTTGGAAGAGACGCCGGATCGGGAGAACCCGAATAGGACTCATCTAGGCAAACGGGAGGGTTGGTTGTTACTATGGGAAACTATGGTAATGATCAGTCGGGTAGGTCGGGTCAGAGATGACCTCAGTCTTGGAAACAAGAGATAGTGACCTATCCGGCATGCGCCGAGAGACGCTACCCTGTCTAACCCAGCGGTTTCTCCGTTAACTAATCACCAGAAGGAAATGTCTGGTAAGATTAGGTAACATTATTGAAACGCATCTGAGCGTAGCAGGGGCCGGAAGTACATTGTATAGTTCACGCTATACAGTGGGGGGCCGGTCCCTGGGGTCCGAAGCGAG